TTTTGAGGTGTATATAGATGAGTAAGTTAGACATTAGAGTAGATAAAGAAGCTGTACTTAAACATGATGATATAGTTAGACTTGGCAGGGAGTTTGGGGGATTGAAGGAGAGTAGGTTTTTGAATTGTTGTTTAGTTGGGTTAGATAACTATAATAGACTAGCTGACTTTGAATATTATCCTGTTAATATACAAAGATACGCGGACAAGAATGGGTTAGCTTACTCTGAAGCTTATAAAGAAGTTAAAGAGTTTGCTATTAAACACATGGAGGAAACCTTATTCGTAAAGTTAGCTAATGGGTCAACTTGGGGAACTCCTCTAATCTACGACATAGAGTTCTGCGATGACATTAAGTTTTTAAAGATTAAGTGGAACAAAGAAGTTATACCTCTAATCAGCGGAACTATGGAGAATGGAAAGTTCTTACGCTATGACGCTAGAATGGACTCTACCTCTAGCAATAAAGTTTATTTACTTTCTGAACTTTTACAGAGAAACTTGTACAAGTTAAGTCTAAGACCTTTTGCTTTTACCTTGAGTATCATGGAAATTAGAGAAGCTACTGGAACTATACATAGTTATCCAGAGTACTACGAACTAAAACGTAATGTTATTACTCCTACTTTAAAGGAAATGGCAGAGACTATAGGAGAGAAGCTTACCTTAGTTAAAGGAAATAGACGAGAAGTTACCTTTGTACGAGCTAAAGAGACTGAACCTAAAACCTTACTACCAACTGGAGTTTAAAATGAAACTATGCAGTAAACTACAAGTATCTTATGAATATGGTTTAGCCGATTATGATGCTATGCACTTTGGAACTACAGTAGGGATTTATCCAGCTGTATATACTGACTTACATAAGCTTATGAAAACTATAAATGGAGTTTTGGTAGATGAAATTTGTCACTGGAAATTAGACGAAAAGACTTTAACTAGAAGAACTAGACCTGCTTTATGCCTACTAAATAAATATTATGGGCTGTATAAAGCTGACTTACTTATGTATTATAGTAGTGAAACATTAAGTATAACTATGTATTTTGCTAATGAAAATATAAATGTAACTGAACTTTTGACTGCTTTTGAAGACCAAAATGCCCATAAACTAAGTTTTGACCCAGTTAGAACTTGGATTAGCTGACAATATCTGTTATAATAGTCTCTAACTTAAAGGAGACTCCAATGACCGACACACAACAACCAACTGAACCTAGCTATTTAGATAAACTTAGAGCTAGAGAGCTTAAAGACACACCACTAAAACAAGAGGACACTAAAGATGAGCTTCAAAATCGACCAGAAGATAACGGGTTACAAAGTAGTTGATAAAACTGAACCTACAACTACATCTCAAGAGGAGTCAGCTATTCAAGTAATGAATGAATTTATCTCTCGCCCAGACTTTTTAGCAGGAACTACCTATAAAATCAAAACTCCCCAGTCAGAACACGCCATGTATATAACTATTAATGACATGATTCTAAACGAGGGAACAGCTGACGAGTCCAAACATCCCTATGAGATGTTCATTAACTCCAAGAACATGGAACACTTCCAGTGGGTACTTGCACTAACGAGGTTAATCAGCGCAGTTTGGCGTAAAGGAGGTAATGCGCACTTCCTCATCGAGGAGTTGAAGAACGTATTCGACCCCAAGGGAGGTTACTATAAGAAGGGCGGAGTCTATATGCCCTCAATAGTTGCTGAAATCGGACATACTATCGAGAAACATCTACTAGCAAGTGGCAGTTTAGTAGTTGAAGTAGACCCTAACTTGGAAAAGTTCCTAAAAGAGAAGCGGGAAGAGGTCAGTTCAGACGGTAAGTTCCCAGAATCAGCTACTCTCTGTCCGAAATGTAGTGTAAAGTCAGTTATCATCCTTGATAACTGTAAAACTTGTCTGAATTGTGGAGAATCTAAATGTGGGTAGATAACGATTCACTTGTATTATGTTCAATGGCAATAGCTATATTAGTTTTAACCTTCTACTTCTCAAGCTACTAACCAGTTAACCTCTCCACCGTGCATGACCTTCTCTTACATCAACATGAGTGAAGGTCTTGTAGCTTCCCAAACCTCCAATCCTATCTCCAAATACAGTTTCCAAGTAACCTTGTACATCATGTGCTGTCATATCTTTAATTTTAATATCAGCTGCATTACCTAAGACGTGTTGAGACTTCTTAGCTCCGCCAACTTTAGCATTATGCTTCTCGCAGCGTTTTCCGCTCATAATAATAATAGGCTTGCCAACTTTAGTGCGGATTTCCTCTAGTAAGTCAACTAACTTCTCACTCACCTCCATCTCACCACACCCACAATGGCACGTAAACTCACTAGGTTTAAAGTGTTTGCTCATTTCTTACCTCTCAAGAGTAAAATAGTTTTAAGTTTCTGTTCCAGCCGTATCATATCATTATCTAGGACTCGGATTTGGTCAATTAGCTCTACAAGTACAATATAAGCTTCTTCCAGTATCGGCTTGACCATAGTTGTAGTCCAAATCCACACAAAGTAGACAATATAACCCATCCCAGCCGCAGATATTATAGGAAAACCATACTGATTTATATAGTTAGCAAGCTCTTTAAGGTCCATTAGGCTTATCCTCTTCTTTTGGAAGTTCTAAAGCTGTCGAAAGTAGTTTATCTATTTTCAAAATGTCCTGTGACATAGAGCTGACCCGTAGGTCGAGCTGTTTTATAATAGCTATTAGACTTTTAACCTTCTCAAGTACAGAATCTAGGATAAACTTCTGCGTGAGGAAGACAAAATACATCCCCACGCAAGCAGCTGCTATTGGAAATCCTACTTCAGTGATAAAGTTTAGAAAGTCCATAGGCTTTTAGGCTAAGAAATAGCTTCAGACACTACATCAACTACTGAATCTACCGTTACGTCAACAACTGTTTCTACAATTTCATGGGGAAGAATAGGAACTGCTGTTTCAATAGCAACTTCAGCTACGTCTTTTACTGTTTCTACTAAATCGTCAAAGATAGACATATAAACCTCGAAAAGAATTGCCTAGAATCCGCTAGGCTCGGTTACTTTATTAAGCTGAAGGAGCAGATTGAGCATTAACTTTAACTAAAGCATCAGCAACTAAAGCATCTAGTTGGTCAGCAGGGATTTGAGCTTTCAGTGCGTCAAGAACTCGTTTAGCTTTACCTTGTTCAATAGCTTCAGTACGGATTAAGAAAGTAATACGTTTACGATATTGATAGTCTGCAATCAATGAAATAGTATCTAAAGGGATAAACGCTGGTAGCTCTTCAGTTGGTGTGTCCATATAAGGTGCAATGTCAGCAGGTACTTCGCCTTGTGGTAGAGCAGCTAACATAGCTGTATAGTTATCAATGTTAATTTGGTATTGATGAACTTCTCTTTCACGGTGAACTACGTTAAGAGCTAAAGTATCGATTGTGTCTTGGTTTGTGATTGTTAAATACATTGTAAATGTCCTGTTGTTAAAAGTTAATTTGAAAATGCTACGTTTGAAAGAGATGACCCATGTAGTGTGGAAGTATCTGCGTACTTAGTTCCATAACCATTACTCCAAGCATAGGCTCCGAGCCAAGGAGTAGAACCTTGCGAAAATACTAAACTATTATTTGCTGTATTAAATTTTACTGCAGTAGTTGAACCTATAGTAGTAGATGGTGCGCTGTATTTAGTCCCAAACCCACTACTACTCCATGCCCAAGCATTAGTTCCTGGAGATGCCGCGTTTGATGTAACAATAGCTGTACTAGTAGAATTAAAAACTATATCTGAGCCATTAGCAGATAAAGTTGCAGGGTCTGAAAATTTAGTACCGTACCCACTTCCGCTAAAAGCGTAAGCATGAATAAAGGGCGTGGTAGAAGTAACAAAAACTATAGCGGAAGAATCGCTATTAAATCTACTACCTCCTGTGAATGATGCGTTAGTTGTAAAAGGGCTAGTAAACTTAGAGCCAAATCCAGAAACATCACTCCAAATATATACGTTTGGTTCCCAAGGACCTCCACTACTACCACAAGATGTTGTAACTAAAGTGCTAGTTGAATTAAATTGTAGGTTGCGTTGACTACCCGAAGTAGTAGTAGCTGGGTTAGCATATTTAGTCCCAAAACCAGAGCCATCGCTCCAAGCATAAGCAATTACAGGAAAACTGGTAACATTATACAAAAATGCAGCTACTGTACCCGCTGTATTAAAAGAACAACTTCCAGATGATGTAGGTACTGTAGCAGGTATTGTGTATTTGCTACCAAAACCATTACTCCAAGCATAAGCGTTGACAGTTGGAGAACCTCCAGAACCTACAATAATAGCTGAATTACTTGGGTTTATAGAAACACCAGTGCTTGAGGTACCTGCTGCTGTAGAAGGATTAGTAAATTTAGAACCAAAACCTACACCATCACCCCAACCATAAGCTGTAACATAAGGAGATGTTGAACCAACAGCAGCTACAAACCCTCCAATAGGAGTTACACTATTACTAGCAGCACTTTCAGCACTAGAATATCCTAAACTGTTATTAGCACGAACTGTAAAAGTGTAAGCCGTTCCATTAGTTAGCCCAGTTACAGTAATTGGACTTGTTGCTGAGGTTGCGGTAATTCCAGAAGGAGTGCTTGTAGCTGTGTAAGTTAAACTTCCTCCACCAGTTACAGAGCTTCCAGTAAAACTTACTGTCGCTAAAGTGCTACCTCCATTAGCAGTTCCTATAGTAGGGACTGAGGGCGCACCAACAGCACCCGCCCATAACCCAGCTTGTTTTTGCTGTAGTTGACTATTTAACCCCCAAGAGCCGTTAGCTACTCCAGTATAAATAGTACCGCTAGAAGTAGCTGCAGTAGCGACAACAAAATTACCTTTCCAACGATTAGCCATTAGAAAGCTCCTTATGAAATATCTTCATAACTTAAAGTGTAAGTGATTTTACTAGCTGTACCAGAAGTGACAGTAATTGAAGTACCTTCTTCTAAATAAACAGCAGTAGACTTATCAAGTACGTTCAAAGATGCACCTGCTGGAATAGCTACTGTAAAAATAATAGGGTAAGCTGTACCGCCAGAAGGAGCAGAGCCTTGAGCTACTGCGCCATTAGTATAAATAGAAACAGTTGCATTGATAGAGTTAGTTCCGTCAACATTAGCTGCTAAAATTTGGTTTACTTTATAAACTTTACCGCTTGCTGCTGCATTAGGCAAAAGAACAACTGCGGTCGTTACCGCTGGGGTAAGGTAAGTTGTCTTTGCATAGATGTTTGCAACATTAACTATGTTTGGAGCCATATTTGTTTCCTTTTACTAAAATATTAGATTGCAAAGGCACCGTGAAATTTATCATGTGCTTCTAAAGATACAAGTTCAGCTAATTCAAAATCGTCAAAGTAGCCTATGTTTTTACGTTTTTTATTAATATCAATATACACAAACCATTTCTTAGAAATTTTATGCCATGAAACACCTTTTGCTCCAGAGGTATTTGATGAGAATATTTTTCTATTACTTGCATTTTCAGATATTGTTGCTGAACGTAAGTTTTCAATTCTATTGTCCAATGTAATTCTGTTTATATGGTCTAATTGTTTTGGTAAGTAGCCATTATGCCATAAAAAAATCAATCTGTGAACTTTATAAGATATTCCTTGTATTTTAGTTGATATATATTTCTTATTAGGGCTATTACTATAAGTAGATATACTACCGATAACAGCACCAACTTCACCAGAAGGACCTCCAGTTGAGATTTTTCTAATAAGATTTCCATCATCTCTATAATCAAATAATCTTTTTAGTTCGGCTTGAGTTATCATTTAGATTAACCTCCGAATACGATTGCCATAGCAATGGCTTTACCTGTTGAAACTCCACTAGAACCTCCAGAAATAGTTATATCCCCAGAACCTAAAAGCGAGTTACCATTAACTGTCTTGATATTTGTACCGCTAACAAGAGCTTCTTGTTTTGTATTAAAAGTAGTCCAATCAGCAGAAGTTAAAACCCCTCTAGCAGTTGCACTTGCATTAGGAAGATTCAAAGTAATAACTGGAGTTGTAGTTCCAGTAGCTACAGTTGAATTAACATCAGTTCCTGTAGTTCCTAAAGTTAAAGCTGCTACTGAAGTTACAGTACCAGCATTACCTCCAGTCCCATTAGCTGCCGCAGTAATTCTACCTTGAGCATCTACAGTAATATTAGCAGTTGTATAACTTCCTGCTGTTACTGCTGTATCTGCAAGAGCAATAGTTCCAGTAGTTGTTATAGTTCCACCAGAAAGACCTGTACCTGCTGTAATAGAAGATAAAGTTCCAGTTCCATTTGTACCTGCAGGTCCTTGAGGTCCAGTAGCTCCAGTAGGACCCGCTACACCTTGAGGTCCAGCAGCACCTGTAGCTCCTGTTAAACCAGTATCACCTTTATCACCTTTAATAAGAACCCATTCATAATCACTAGCTGTAGTAGATTCTGTAGTAGAAGTCTTATTGACTGCAAAACCGATATAACTCTTGCCAGTTGAAGTATTACTTAACCCAGTTCCAATAGCATCATCGGCATATTTAATCCAAGTATAAGTTGGACTGCCATCATTACCTTTAATCTGTGACCAAGTATAATCAGTAGCAACTGTAGATTCAGTAGCTGAGGTCTTGTTAACTGCAATACCGATAAATATTTTATTAGCTGGTGAGTCAGAAAGTCCAGTTCCTATAGAATCGTCTGCATACTTTATCCATGTATATAAAGAAGCACCATCTCCAGCAACTAAATCCCAGTCTGTAGTTACAGTTGGTAAAGCAGTTGTAGTTGTTTTAGCAATATAGCTAGACCCATTATACCTAACTAAATCTAATGGCTTGTTTGTACCAGCTGTATAAGTGCCTTTAGGTACTATAGCAACTCTACCTAAATTTGTAGTCGTCATTAATTATACTCCGAAATAAATTCACCATCTACTATAGATAGAGTGAAAGAGGATGAATGTTCTACAACAAGTTCACCATCTACAATAGAGAAAGATGCAAAAGCTCCAGTGCCGCCACTTCCACCACCTACAGCTGTAATCTTACCAGCTCCGTCTACAGTAATTGTAGTGCCGTCAACTTTAACACCACCGAGAGTAGTTGGGGTTGCAGGAGGTAAAGTGTATGAACTAGCTACTACAATATCTCCAGAACCAAGAATAGAACTGCCATTGATAGTTTTTATTGTAGTTCCAGATACTAAGGCAGCTTGCTTACCGTTAAAGATACTCCAGTCTGTTGCACTTAAAGCACCACGAGAAGTAGCATTAGCTGTTGGTAAGTTTAAAGTAATAACTGGAACTGTAGTGCCATTAAGAACTGTAGAACTTACATCATTCCCATTAGTTGTAATGTTAAGAGCTGAAACAGATACAACTCCACCAGCTGAACTAATCTGAACATATACAGAAGTTGCCCAACGATAACTTAAATTTGTATCAATTGCAATATAAATCTTTCCAGCTTGCCCAACTGTAGGAAATTCAGCTAAACTTGCAAACTCAACAACATCATCTACATAGGAAGGTAAGTTGACTGAAGGAATCAAGCCGCCAACTAAAGGCGCAACACTAACTCCAATATCTGAGGTCTTAACCCCGTCTGTAATACCTAAACCAGTTAAAGTTGTAGGGTTAGTTGCTGAAGTTACAATACCTTTAGCATTTACACTAACTTTAGTATAAGTTCCAGCAGTAACCCCAGAGTTCTTTAGACTTGCAACCCCAGTTACGTCAGCTGAACCATCAAAAACCCCAGAACTCCAAGTAACATCTCCAGTCATAGAGATATTTCTAGATGTATGGAACTTCATAGCTTCGTCAGCTGTACCTGCAGAACTAATCTCTACATAAGCTGAACCAGAAAATCTATAAATCTTATTATCATCTAGGACGAGATAGATAACTGACGATGAACCATTTACAGGTAGGTCAACGAAAGTACCAATCTCTATAATCTGGTCAACCGCAGCTGGCATTTGAGAAGTAGTTAGCTTTCCATTAGCTCCTAAAGTAGCTAACCCCGAATCTGCACCTACAAGAGCAGAATTAACTCCGTCAAGGATGCCATACCCAGCTAAAGTAGTTGGTTTACCTAGAACGTCAGTAAAGTTTACAGTAGTAGAGCCGCCTGCTTGCCCAACATTGATGTAAGCTGACCCAGACCATCTAAAAGAAGCCTTAGTACTTGCGTCAATATAGATAATCCCAGAAGTTCCTGTAACTGGAAAGTTAGAAACGGTAGGATACTCTATAATATCGTCAATGTAAGAGGGTAACTGGCTAGGAGGAACTTTAAGATTATTTCCTAAAGTTGCAATCGAAACTCCAAGTTGAGTTCCGCTAATCCCGTCTATAATTCCATAACCTGCAAGAGTACTTGGTTTGCCAGTCAAAGTTTCAAAACTTGGAGTAGCACTTGAAACAGCTGCGTCAACTTCAGCCTTAGTATAAGCATCAATAATGCCCATAGTTCCGAGAGTAGCTGGGTTAGTTCCGCCTATAACTCGACCTTTTTCATCTACAGTTACTTTTATATAACTTCCAGCATTAACTCCAGTACTAGCTAGAGTTAAAACAGTATTACCTGCAACAGTTGAAGCATCTCCAGAAAAAGCTGGCATTCTATCTGTCTGAAAGACACCAGAAATAACCGAAAGAGCGTCTAAAAGAATTACACTTTCACCTGCAGCTTGCAGACGACCTTTAGAGTCTACTGTAAAAGTTACTGTTTTACTTGGAGAACCATAACTTCCAGAAGCAACTTGAGTATTAGCAAGAGAAGTAGTAACAGCTTGTCCCGTAGTACCAGAACCAGTTACATCTCCAATGAAAGAAAGTGAGGGATTAAAGTCAGTAATTCCAGGAGGTCCTTGCTCGCCACCAACTGCAATAACAATAGTATCTACAATCTCATTAACTACTATAGTATCAGCCACGAGTAACCTCCTCTTTAATAGTTACTTTACCTTCAATCAAGCGGACTGTTTTAGCTGGATAATAGACCTCAAGGTCATAAACTGCATCTTTAGTAGCTACAAGCCCAGTTGTATCTGTACTTGGAATAGCTAATTCAATCTTTCCAGTAGAACCTGTAATGATTATTCTCCCATTTGCAGTACTTAGTTCTCCAAGAAGAACTGAGCTGTCAACTGTAGGGCGGATTTGCATTTTAGCTGTGCAGTTTGTGAGGTTGATTGCTGTAGTTTTATCTGCGGCTCTCCAGTACACAACATGAGAATACGTTGCGCCTTTTTCTATAGGAGGAAGATTAAGTTTAACGGCAGTCATAAAACCTTCTATTGATAAAATTTATTAAATATATAACCTACAGCAGCTACTAGAATACCAATCACTGCGGAAACTCCAGCTATAAATCCTACTTGCTTTTCTCTTTGCATTTTCATAACTTGAACTGAGTCAGATATTTCCAAAAGAGCATGGCGTATTTCAGCTCTAAACTCTTTACTATCTTCAGTCTCATTATCTAGTTTAACTTCAAGTCTAGTGACTCTGCAAGGTAAATCTGGCATATCTAAACCTGTAAGTAAGTAACTGACTTAGGGAACTGTAAATCATTCCAAGGAAGTCTATTTTCTATAGCCTGTCTTCTATTAGATAACTTATGACCGCTTTTTCTATGTAAGCAGAATGAGGTTAAGTTTATTCTCCGAAGAGTAGCTCTTTCAATCCTAGACCATTCATCTTTATATAAAGGGTTTAACTTATTAGCTCTAACTTTTCTTCTATAATTGTGTAAGGCAGTCCAAAAAGTCTGACACTGGAGAATAGCTTCTGGCTTTTCAGTAAAGTCTAAGACTATAACTTCTTTGTTAAAAGCTCTTTCCCAGAGGTCTTTAAGTTCTACAGTTAGTTCATAAGCTTGGTACTTCATATAAACACTCTATTTTCTTGGATAGTAACATAACTGACCGCGCAAGTCAATCAATTTCGGTTAATTTTAAACTTTTATAACTATTTTAGCTTAAATTTTGCTTTTTAGATAAAAATAATGTATATTCTGGACAAAATTTAACTTAGCCGAGGACGACATGACCACCTTAGACCCAACTAATAAAGCTATTATAGATATAGATGCTCAAGCTAGTCCAGCAATTCTGGCTGGTATTTTAGATATTCCTGTGTCTATGGTTCATCAAGGAAGACAAGATGGAAAGTTGCCCTCAAGAACCTCAGCTAGCTACCGTGAGTCCATCCAACAGTACATTTATCATTATAAGAAGAAAGTAAGCACACGGTCAACTTCTATGGGCGAAGCTAAACTAGCTCAAGACATTAGGAATGGTATTGCCAAAGAGGAACTTCAATGGCTTGAGATTAAAAAGGAAAAGGAACTTCTGCTAGATGTGAATGAAATGAAAGAGCTATTTGAGCCTATCTTTCAGATTATCCGAAGCTCTCTAGTTAATTTAGCGCGTCAACATCCTGCTACAGTAACTGACATTGATAATATGCTAGAGAGTCTAAGTGAACTTGGCAGAAAGGTAGCTATTAAAGCTAATGCAGACGCAGAGTACTTTGTACAGTCTATGCTTGAGAAAGAACTTTCACTAGAACAATCTGAAGAAGAAGTTGAAGAAGCTCTAAAGGTAAATGACTATGCTTGAGTTAGACACTAACTGGGCAGAAAGACTCTTCTTTGGGAAAGCTCTTCAGCTATTTAAGAAACCAAATAGAATGTCTACTAGGGAGTGGGCAGAAACTAATAGGTTCTTAACCTCAGACGTTTCTTCACGCCCAGGAAAGATGAACTGTATGGAAACTCCTTGGATGCTGTATGTAATGGAGTGTCTTGATGACCCAGAGATTATGGTTATTGTAGGTAAGAAGTCAGCTCAGATTGCGTGGACAGAAACTATTAACAACTGGATAGGTAGAACTATTGACTTAGACCCTAGAAATATAATGATTGCTTTTCCTAGAGCAGCTTCAGCTCAAAAGTTCTACAAAGAAAAGTTAGTCCCTTATATTAAACACACACCTGTACTTAAAGAAAAGATTGGGAGTTTGGCTAAAGTATCTCATAAGCATATCCCTTACGATGGAGGTTTCTTAGTTTTAGCTAATGCGGGGACAGCTGAAGACGGAAAGTCCTCTGTAATACCTTATGTAGTGGTAGAAGAGCCAGATGGTGTTAAGAAAGACGTTAATAATCAAGGGGATGGAATGTCTATCCTCAAACAACGGATGAAGTCTTTCTCAGACAGTAAACTTATATATGCTGGAACTCCTACAGACAAAGACTTTAGTCAAGTAGATTTAGCTTATGAACAAAGTAATAAGATGGTTTACCTAGTTCCTTGTCACCTTTGTGGAGAGTTTCATTCTCTAAGTTTCGATAACTTAAAGTGTGACGAGTGGCAGGAAAGAAGAATAGATGAGTTCTACGGGATATATAACCCCGAAACAGCTTATTATGAATGTCCCTTTTGCTTAGGAATCTGGAACAATGACGATAAGAAACGAAATGTTATTGCTGCTCTCGGCCATCACAATCTGGGTTGGGTTAGTTCTAACCCTAGCGTATCTGATACTTATGGATTCGCCTTTAATGAGTTGCTAAGTTCCTTTGAAGCTTCTTCACTTGTAAACCTAGCTAAACAAAAGCTTAAAGCTCAAAAAGCATATGACAATGGACATGAAGGTCTAATGAAAAGTTTTACTAATAACTCTAAAGGTGAAGCTTATGTACCTTTAAATGCTGGCTTGAGCATAGATGAAATGAAAGCTAGAAGACTAAACTACCCAGAAACAGTAGTTCCTTATGAAGGTCTTATCCTCACAGCAGGTATTGACGTACAGCATAATCGTTTTGCTATAGTAACTAGAGCTTGGGGTAGAAACGGTAACTCTTGGCTAGTGAACTGGATTGAAATCTTTGGAGATGTACTTGATTATAGTGACCCAGTTTGGGGTAAACTGACTGATTATATCTTTCAGAAATGGGCGCATGGAGCTGGTAAAGGTAAGTTCCTAACAATCTCAGCTGCTTCTATTGACTCTGGGGATGGGGCAACAGCTGAACTAGTATATAGATGGGTCTCAGAGATGAACCTTAAACATCAACATATCTTTGCTTGTAAAGGTATCGGAGAACTTAAATACAACAACTATGAGATATTTAACGAACCAAACACTATGGAAGTAGGTTCAAGTACTCAAGAAAGAAAGACTTTAGCTCAAACTATGGGAGTAAATGTCTTTCCTATGGGAGCTTACCGTGCGCATGAGGAAGTTCTTCGCAGGTTTAACCTTAAAGGTAATCGAGATAGACACTATCACTGCGAAACTATGTACGGTGGTTACGAGGAAGGAGTTCTCTCTTGTAGAAAAACATTTGAAACAGATACAACTAAAGCTGGGTATAAGCTGATTGCAGGTAAACATAAAGAAGCTATTGACTGTGAAAAGATGGCTCTCCATGCTGCTTATGCTATACAGATTAGAAACTATAACAACTTCCACTTTTCCGCGTTGGAACAACACTTACACGTTACTACAGAATCTGGAGACTTTAATGCCTAGAACACTTATAGAAGTACAAGCAGATTTAGCAGTTGTTAATGCTGCTCTGCAAGATTTAATAGCTGGTAAACGCTTAACTCAACTTCGTCTAGGTTCTGGAGACTTTACGCGACTCTTCCAGTATCAAGAAATTACCTACGATGTTCTTAAAGCTGAACAAGCTGAACTTACACAGGAGTTAGCTAGTCTACAGGCTCAACCTCAGATGCAGTTTAGAACTATGACTAACATTCCTCTTAACGTAACTAAATTCAGAGCCTAATATGTCCTTACCTTATGATTCAGAAGAATTCTACTACTCAAGAGCTACTCAACAAGCTTTTGATGGTGCTGTTACTAACTATAGACTTGAGCAGAAAGGTTTAATTACTGGAGAGTCTGACTTACTTGCTGCTAGAGAACTTAACCTTCTTTGGCAACGCTCACATCATGCTGTTAGAAATAACGGTTGGGCAAAGACAGCTAAAACCAAGAACCTTATCAACCTTAACGCTATCTCTGTAAAGTGGAAAGACGATAAAGGTAAAGTTAATAAAAAGATGCAAGCTCTTTGGGATACTTTTGCAGCTGACCCAAACCTAGATGGTTATGGTACTTTAGACAATACTCAAGAAGCTTGGAACGGAGCTATGTTTGAGTCTGGAGAAGCTCTATGCAGAATGTTGATTAAGAAAAGAGCTGGTCATCCTATTCCTTTAGTTCTTCAGAATATTGAACCAGAGTACTTAGACCCTAACTTTACTAATGGGTTTCCTCAAACTACCCGTAATGGCATTAAGTTTGAGAATAGTAAACCAGTTATTTATTACTTTAGTAAAAGAACTCCTAACTTTAACCTGTTTAATTTGTATTCTATTGAAAAAGTTGAAGTACCTGCTGACGAAGTTCTACATCTATTTGTCCGAGATAGACCTGGGCAATGGAGAGGTATTCCAGCCTTAGCTCCTATCCTTTTACCTTTATATGAACTGGACGACCTTACCGATGCTACAGTTGCTAAACAAAAAGCTGCCCAAGCTATTAGCTGGGTTGTTCGCAATACTAATCCTTCTGCCGCTGTTTCTGTCGGTTCTGCTCTTAATAGTATTGACCCAAACGATATTGATAAGTCTACAGGTCAGCGGAGAGTGGTTACACAAGCTTCTGGAGGAGGTGTCCAATATCTAAATAAAGGTGAAGATATTAACTTCTATCAAGGTACAGATATTGGAGCTAACTTACCCGAATTAATCAAAGCTGAACTACATAAAATTGCCCAAGCTTCTGGACTTACTTATGAAGTTTTAACTGGAGACCTTACAGGTATTAGTTTTTCAGCTCTTCAGCAAGTAGCTATTGATATGAAAACAAGAGCAGAGTTCATGTATAAGTTTTATATTGTAAACTTAGGTTTGAAACCTCTTTGTAATCGTTTTCAAGAACTTGCAGCTATTTATAGTAATAAAAGCTTTGCTAACTTAACTCCTACATTCCAATATCCAAGAAAGTATGGCGTTAATGACTTGAAAGATGCTCAAGCTGACCTACTAGAAGTTCAGTCTGGTTTTGCTACTTGGGAAAGTAAACTTGAAGAAAGAAACTTGACTGTAGAGGAGATTGTTGAGGACAAGAAAATTCAGCAACAAAGTGGAGTTAGCTTTGAACCTATAATTAAAGATACAACCCAGAGTAAGAACGTGAAAGCAAATCCTAATTCTGCTGGAATGTAAGTAAATAAATCAGATAACCCTTGACTTTCTCGCTCAAAGAGAGTATAAAGGGTTATCATTTCCAAGGTGGGTATATGAACAAACATCATAGACTTTTAACAAGATTAATTAACACTCCTCTGGCTATTAGCCAAGATAAGCTAGAAGTTATCTCTAGTAATGTGAGTTTAAAGTTATTAGCAGGACAAGCTCTCGATTCTGGAGTTGCTTATCCTACAGATAAGACTGTAACTACTGAAGGTAAGACTTCGGTAATTAACGTATTTGACAGTTTAGTTTCTAAAGGAGGAGCTGGTGAGTCTGGCTTTACTTCTTATTCAAGTCTTAAAGGTCAAGTAGAAAATGCAGTAGCTAAAGGTGCAAGTAAGATTTTATTCTACATTGACTCACCTGGCGGGGAAGTATCTGGTCTTTTTGGGCTTTCAAGCTATATAGCTTCTTTACCAGATACCTATGGCGTTGAAACAGTTGCATTTACTGACGGTTCTATGACCTCAGCTGCTTATGCAATCGGTTCTGCCGCTCAACAAGTATATGCTACTGAAAGTTCTACAGTAGGTTCTATTGGGGTTATCATGTCCCTAGTAGATGTTACTGAAGCAGATAAAGCCAACGGCTATAGCTATACTATCCTTAGAAGTAAAGAGGATAAAGCTATTTATAACCCACATGAACAAATATCTTCTGCTGTTATTGACAAGTATTCAGAGATGTTAGCTGAACTTGATAGTCTTTTCAACGCAGAAGTGGCGAAGAACCGCCCACAATTAACCTTAGAGTCTATTGTCAACATGAAAGCTGATGCTTTCTTAGGGAATAAGGCACTAGAGTTAGGTCTTATAGATGGAATTGTATCCTCTATGGACGAAGTTATAAACTTAAATCTAAATTCAACAACTAAACGAGGTGATGTTATGACACTAGAAGAGTTGAAAGCTCAACTTAGTGCTAAAGATACGGAGTTAGCTACACTGCAAGCTAGTGTTACTAACACTGTAGCAAAAGCTATTGCTGATGAACGTGCAAGATGTATTGACATCTTAGGCGCAGGTCAGACTTTGAAAATTACAGCTGAACAAGTTACTAAACGTATCTCAGCTGGTACAGCTAAAGAAGATGCAGTTGACATCTTTACTGCTATTGCTGATGCTATCGGCACTTCAACTGCTATCGATACAGCTGCTCCAGTAGAAGCTACTGTTTCTAAAAACTTAACAACTGATGCAACTGAAACTAAAGTAGAGATTGAAGGTTCTTCTTACTCTATTAAAGATATTGTTGCTGCTGCTCACGCTATCTCTAAAGGAGTTAAATAATGCCTGCCGAAACTTTTACATATACCCCTAAAAGACTTCTTGCTAGCTCAGACCCAGATGTAGTAGTTAAAACTGGTACTGTAGTTACTGGACAAAACCTAGCTCAATACACACTTCTTGAAAGTGATGCAGCTGGTAAATGGAAAGTACACGCTGGTGTTAACAAAGTAGCGGGTATCTTACTTTACGCTGTAGATGCTACTTCAGCTGACCAAGCTGCTCAAGCTTATATTGCAGGTGATTTCTTTGCTGACCAGTTAGTATTTCCTTCAGCAATCAACACTAACTTGTTAAAACAAAAACTTGTTGAAGGTAGTATGATTGCCTTAACATTCTTAGATACTGGTGAGGTATAATAATGGCTCGTTTTGCTACTCCTTATGAATTAAATGAGATTTACGGTACACTTACTGACCGTGAATACCCAACTCCTACCGAGTTACAATCTAACTTTGGTATCATGCAACCTTTTGAAACTGAAACTATTAACTTAGATAAAGTTTCTCCAGATTTGCGTATTGGTATCTTTGTAGCTCCAGATGCACAAGCTAAACCAACTGTTGCTCGTGGCTACCAAACTAAAGTATTCTATCCAGCTTACTGGAAAGATAAAACTACAGTTGACTTCAGAAACATTCGTGCAAGAAGAGTTGGCGAACAGATTTCTGTTCCTACTTCAAATGCTGGGCGTATCGCAGCTGCATTACAAGATAACATGATGTTAATGCAAGCTAAACGTGACCGTTTACTTGAATGGATTGCATCACAAATCTTACTTTATGGCTCTTATGTTGCTACTTCAGAAAGACATCCTTCTGTATTAGTAGATTTAGAACCAAACATTGCAACTGACGCTGCTACTTTAAATGGTGGTCGTGCTAACCGTGCAAACTTAACAGCTACTGCAGTTAACTTACCTACAGGTTCTACTTTACCAGTTATTACTGATAATGGTGGTGCAGGTAAACGTGCTTGGGGTTCTACAGGCGGTACTAAAGCTGTATCTCCTATTGCTGACTTACAACAAATGTTAGACGCATCTTGGGAACCTATCTCTAAGATTTATATGTCTGACGATGCTTGGTTAGAAGTAACTAAAGACGCTAGTTTTGCAACTGTGATTTCAACTTTAATCACAACTACTTCTTCTTTCTTAGTTGAGTTGTTACCTAAACAACAATCTAAAGAAGGTTTAAAACTTCGTGGCACTATTGCTGGTATTCCTATCTGGACATACAATGCAGCATATCAAGGTACTTCAAGTTCAGCTAGTACTTTAACTAAGTTTATTCCTAATGGTTGGGTAGTTATGGTTCCAGCTGCTAACTACGGTGTACAAGCTTATGGTGCTATTCAACATGGTGCGGCTGACTTTGTAGCAACTGAAATGTTCTGGAACTCTTGGGTAGAAGATGAGTTTGGTACTCCTTGGTTACAAGGTCAATCAGCTCCTTTATTCATGCACACCAAAATCAATTCAACTGTTAGTTGGAAAGTAATGTAAGGTAGAACAACTATGGCTTTCACTGCAACGATTACAGGATTAGATGAAATTGTTCAAGCTTTTGAACAAACTAACTTTGAGAAAGATGTAGCGAAAGCCATAGGTTCTGTTGCTAGAGAATTAAATTCAGTTCTAAGTACACAGGTTAAAGCAACTTATTCCATAGGGAATAGAAGTTTAAACTCTGTTCTTGTAGGAGGAACTGAATCTAATTTAAAAAGAGGTTTAGGTTTTATAGAGAATGGTCTGGTTTACCAGTCAAAACCAATACCTTTACAAGACTTTCCTTGGTCAGCTGGAAGTAGTGGTTTACTTAGTTCATTTATAGCTCCTAACGTATTTACACCAGAATTAGCTGGTAAGATTAAAAGAAAGAAACAAGTAGAAAATATTGTAGTCAATATTAGAAAAGGGAAACAAACTCTAATACGAGGTGCTTTTAGAGGTGAAGTTAAAGATAAAATTAGACTTATGCGGAGAAAGAACTTCTTTACTGGAGGGGAAACTTGGGATGAACTTCCTAGTCGAGCTAACTTACTAGGTAAAAGAAGTCCTTATTACTGGGTTAATGGTCCTAGCTTATCTCAGATGGCAGCTAAAGTCTATGATACAAATCCTTACTTACAGAAATTTAAAGATGACTTTGGTGAAAAAATAGCTGTTAAATTATGGGGTGAAAGATAATGGAAGATATACAAATGGTTCTTGAAAAAGCTGGAGTACTTCTAACTTTTACTCAATGTGAGATTTACGGAATTCCTGGATTTCAAACTGAATCTTTAGTTAACCTAGATACAAATTACGAAATAACTAAACAAGCTTTTACTTTTCAAGTTTCTACTTTAGACTTAGCGGATAATGGGGTACAAGTTGATGACACTTTCACTATTGATGACACAACTTACACATATACATTTAGTTTAACCAAAACCCCAGTCCCAGACCTTACTGGGTACTCTAAACTTTATGTAGATTACATCTCCAAGGTTCTTCTATGATAACTTTAGATACTTTAAAAACTAGATTAGATACTACAGGATATACAGTTCAGTTTGCCCGTGACCGTGAGGTTGACTTACAAGAACTAACTGACTTACCTATTATCTACATCGGTTATAATAATATAGATAATAAAAACCCTAATCAGCCAATAGCTTATGACACATATGACCTTAATGGCGAGAACTTAGTACAAAACTTTACTATACAGCTGGTTTGTCAGCAAGCAGAATTTAGTACAATTTGGAAAGCAGTCTATAAAAAGCTTATAGGATGGAATCCAGTTGTTGCTAATAGTATTCATACAAGCTTCACTTACGTCCAAGGTGGAGTTATGGGTTTATCTAATAGTAAGTTCTATTGGGTAGATATTTGGCGAATTGGTTTTCCAACAACTTCAATTTTATAGAGGTATTTATGGCTAGTAGTGTTATTCAAGAAGATGGAAGTGTAGTAGATACTTCTTTATTCCAAGAAACAAATAAACTTCCTGCAGATAGTGTCTGTGGTCAGTTACAAGCTGCTCAAGAGTTACTTGTAGCAGAAGAAGCTCAAACTATCGTAGAAGGAGCATAACGAAATGGCTGTTAAATTTCATGAAAAGAACCAAGCTATTTACTTTGGTTTACAAACTGACTCTGGTACTGCAAACAAAGTAGCTACAGGTTCTTTAGGTTCTACAACTGCTATTGCTTGTACAGCTATTACGGGCGACCCTACCCGTGATACAGGTTCTTACCAGTACCTAGGTGATTCACTTTCAAGAGATGAATACACTTACGAAAAAGATAAATACATTGACTTACAGATTGATACTTTCCAACAAGTACTTTCTGATATGACTACTGCTATTAACCCTAATACAGCTAGTTTGTGGAAACTTTATCAAGTTTGTGGTGGTAATGTTATTGTCGATGCAACTACTAAAGAAGTATTTGTAGATAATGCAACTGACTCTCCAGATTACGGTACAGCTGACTTTAGAAAATCATCTCCAGACGACGCAACTAACGACAAACTTTATAAGTTTTGGGATTTACGCGGAACTGTAGACGTAACTGCAACTGTAGGGGAAGTACCTTCTTTGAAATTCTCTTTGAAAGGTAACTCTGATGACCCTGTACCTGTTGCTAAACAAGTTGCTAACTTTGGCTCTCAGACTACACGAGTAGCTAGTTCCGTATTGTATTCTACAATTAAAACTGCTCAACTTGTAGAGATTTCTCCTTCAGATACTTTTACAGCTACTACAGGTACAGTAACTTCAGTTGCTTATGTAAATGCTCAAGCAACTATCACTTTTTCAGCGGCTCACTCAATTCCTTTAGGTGAGATTCGTAGAATTAGAGTTTCTGGTTTAACTCCAGCAGCTTTAAATGGTGACTTTACTTTCTATGCAACTACAACTACTAAAGGTATTTATTACGTTAAAGGTAATAATACCTCTGGTACTGCTACAGGCACTGCAGTAGTTAAAACTTCTGACGTAACTCCTTCAAGTTTCTGCTTCTCAACCTTGAATGCAGCTAACTTCTTTGGTTATGACTTCCAAAGATATATGACGGGTTGTGATACTGGTTTTGCTAAAGGCGGTACTCCAACTGACGTATCAGTATCTATGCTAGAAGACCAAGCTAATGCTGCAGGTGTATTCTCACCAGATACTAAAGCTGGTAGTTTCTTCTCAGCTGTATTGAAGTTTGGTGGTTCAACTTCTGGCTCAACTGTAGCCTATATGTGGGATAAACTACAATTAGCTAATACAAAACAAGGTAAAATTGCAACTTATTTAGGTCGTGATGTTACTTTCCGTAATACTGGTAGTTCATTTATCTTCTACCAATAAGATTTTGTGCGCTTCAAAGGAGGGGTGAAAGCTCCTCCTCTTTTTATATAACTTTAGAGGACAACACTAAAATGGCTAAAAAACTATTTGTAAAACTTCAAACTCCGAGTATCGAACTTAAAGTAAAAGCTACTGATGCTTCAAGCGCAACTAGCGAGATTCTTGTAGGGTTCAAACGATATGACCTTTCGCAGCTGGAAGCAAAATTTAAAGAACAAACTCCAGACTCTGCCACAGATACTAATGCTGATTTCAACTTTATCTCTAAAGAAGTTATCTACATTAAAAATGCTGTTCTTGAAATCTATGACGAAAAAGGCGAGTACTTAGAGGACTTAGTAGTTGCCGATACAAGAACAGTTGAACCAAATGAGTTCTTCCAAACCCCAGCTGAAGCTTTAGTCGTCCTCCTAGAGCATTATATGGGTTCTAATCCTTGGAAGAACTCCCTTTTTGAAGCTTATAGAGATGCACTAGTTAATGTATCCTATAAGGAAGCTGAACTAAAAAACTAATAGAAGCGGGAGAGTTTCTAGGAAGAGCAGCTTTAGAGAGTTCACAATCTCACAAACTAGCTAAAGCTAAAAAAGTTGAGGATGACTTTAAAGCTGCTTTTCAATCTCTCGCTTTTGAAGAATCTAGTGAAATAGAGGAAGATGAAGAAGTTTACTTCTACCTCTGGGAAAGCTTAGAGGAGATAGTTACTGTTTATAGAACTCTTACTAACTATCTTTCTGAGTACTATGCAATAGATACAGTAGTTCTTTTAGCTTTAGTTAAAGATAAATGTATGCCTGTAGAGAGAACTTTACAGTTGATTCCCTATATCCATTCTGGGTATTTAGATATTATTGTTGATAAGGCAGAAGATAATGGCAGACCAGACAACCAAGACATTAACCCTTAAACTTACTGCTGATACAAAAGGTATTGACGTAGTTAAAAATGCTCTTAAAGATTTAGAAAAAGATACTACTTCTCTTTCTAATCTACAACTACAGTCTAATGCCTTAGAAGAAGTTAAAGGTAAATTACTTTTACAACAGGCTAAACAGTTAGAAGCTATTAATAGCTCAATAGCTTCTTCTAAACTTAAAGAGAATTTCTCTGCTAAAGTCGTAGAAGAATTTGGTAATGAATTATCTAAAGTAAGTAGTCTATTAGCTGCAATTAAAACAAATACACCAGATATAGGTAAAAGTTTAAGAACTTCAGCTACTAAAATGCTGTCTGAGGAAGAACTTAAATTACAAGCTGACTCGCAAGGTAAATATGCAGCTCAACGTATAAAAGCAGAAGAAGATTTAGCTGATAAAACTAGAAAAATAACTCTTGACTCTTTAAGAAAAACTATTGAAGAACGTAATGCAATTCTAAATGCAGCTAGTAAACAAAGACTAGGGACTGCTATAGGAGATATTACGTCTGCAGAATCCTCTGACCGTAAGAAACTACTAAGAAGTCTTAGAGAGGATATGACTGAAAGAGCTAAACTCCAACAAGAAGAGTTTAACTTAGTAGAACGTGGTTTGCAACAAACTAGAGTTAGAGAAGCTGAAAGAGCTAGACTTGAAGAAACTGCTGCTAGACAAAGACTTGAAAGACAAGCTGCAACTAATAGACAACTTTTAGCTAATGAAACTGACTTTAACGAAAGACAAAGACAGAATCAGCTTAGAGGAATGCGGACTTCAGCTACTGAAGCTTTTGCGCCTACACCTACCGCAAGATTGTCTCCTATTCCTAGAGTTCCAGAAGATGTTAGAAATTCTTATGACAGTCTATTTGCTCGTATTGGTGCGATTAATATAGAGTATAGACTTTGGAATACAGCTATTAATACTGTAACTGAAAGTTTAAGAGGTATTCCTAGAGTAGGTATTGAGTTAGATTCTGTTAAAGCATCTTTAGAATCTACTATGGGTAGTACTGCCGCAATGAACTCAGCCCTAAAAGCTTTAGATTCTGAAGCTGAACGGACTGGTATTAATATTGGAATTTTAAGAGACAACTTTAAAGGCTTCCAAGCATCTACGTCTCTTTCTGGAGTTAGTTTAGATTCTACATGGAGAATGTTTACTAACTTAAATACAGTAATTACAGGTTTGCATCTTAGTGCCGATAAAGCAAACCATGTATTCTTAGCTATGTCTCAGATTTTTAATAAATCTAAAGTACAGTCTGAAGAGTTAGTTAAGCAATTAGGTAACTTACTCCCAGGCGCATTTGCTAGTTTTGCAGCTTCTATGAATATTGCTCCTCAAGAATTAGCTAAACAGATGAAAGCAGGTACGGTATTTGCTAAAGATACTATGGAGAATTTCATACAGTATATGGCAACTAAGTTTACCCCAGCTTTCAATGCTTCTATAGATAACTTAAACGCTAATACAGGCAGAATGCAAACAAGTTTTGTGCATTTGCAAGAAGCTATCTACGAGAAAACTGCTCCTGCAATGAATAGCTTTGTAAAAAGTGTAACTGAAACTGTAAAAAGCATGACTTTATTTGTAAGTACAGGTGATAACCTTGCAAGTACTTTACAAACTGTAGTTGTAGCTGCTTTAAGTTTAGTAGCAGGTCATATAGCTAAATTGATTTTAGCCTATGCAGCTATGGAAACTCAAGCTAAAGCAACTAAAGTAGCTATGATGTGGTCTAATGCGGAAGCAGCTGCAGTTATTACTTTCTTTGTAACTTTAGGAGAAACTATTTCTGCTACTTACAATGAGTTTGAAAAAATTAAGAATGCTAGAAGAGATTTTAATGCTCTTTATAAAGAAGCTTTAGTTATAGGAGAAAAAGAATTAGGCACTGATACTTCTAAATTAAAATCTGAAGCAGAACTTCTTAAAATTAGAGTAGAAGAAGATAAAACTTTGGGGGATATTAATAATAAGCTTACAGCTATGCAAGCTAAAATGAAAGATACTCCAGAGCAAATTAAAAGAGATAAAGGTCAAGCTTTAACTAAAGCAGAATGGGATAAAATAAATCAAGATGAAGCTGCTATTACGGCTGTTAAGGAAGAAGCTCAGACTGTCAGAAATAAAGTTACTCAAAAGTTATTGCAACAAGATAAGGATGCTGCTGATAAAGTTCATCAAGATAGAATTCAAAGTGAGAAAGATTTTCAAGAAAAGATGGTAACTCTTGCTGATAAGATTCCAAAAACTCAACAAGAAGCTGTTGCTAATGCTTTAAAAACTTTTAGAGAACAGACTAAAACTCAGTTAGAGCAAGATAAAGCTACTATAGATAGATATACAGAGTTACTTAAAAAACCTACTGGAAGTGTAAAATCTGATGCTGTTGAAAAAGCTAAAGCTGAAGCTGAGGAAAGTTCTCGCTCTATAGCTACAGCTAGAGAAACTGAATCCAGAATTACAGAAAAAGCTATTAAACAGTATAATGATAGATTAGAAGCTGAACGAAATAGAGCTTCCTCTAAAAGACTTGCTGGTATCAAAGAAGAGATTAGTCAAGTAAGACAATTTGAAAGAACAGCTGCTAATGACGCTGAGAACAAAATTAACGAACTTAACTCTGAAAATGACCGTAAAGTTTTATCTTTTGAGGATTACCTAAGACGTAAACAAGCTATCCTTGATAAAGACTATAATACTGAAAAAGATTGGTACGAAAAACAAAGAGAGCTAGCTCAACAGTCTGGTAAAAAAGGTCTAGTAACTCAAGCCGAAGAGCAACTTAAACGTCTTGAGCAAGACTACCAATCTAAGTCTAAAGTAGCTGCAGACGAAACAGCTACTAAGATGAATGAGTATGAAACTAACTTAGCTAATATTCATCAACAGTATCAAGATATTCTGGGAATCGAGAGAGATTCTGTAGAGATTACTAAAGTTAAAGTTGAACTTTTAAACCGTCAACTTGAAGCTGAGATTAGAGAAGGTGGAGAAGCTGGAGCTAAAGCGGCTAGACTTAAAGAAGAATTAGTTATTCTGAATGAAGCTAAAAATCTTAAATCTAAGATGGCTATCTATGATAGAGAAACAGCTACTGCGGAAAAGATTCATGCTGACGCTATAAGTCGGATTAATGAGTTACAATCAGCTGGTCAGTTAAATGACTTGTCAGCGGCTATGGCTAAAACTGAAGCTAACCAAAAACTTCTAGCTATAAGAGAGAAAGATGTAGCTTTAGCTAAAGAAGCTTTAGATTTAGCTAGAGAGGAAGCTAGACCAGCTGCCCAGGACAAATACGATATAGCTAAACAAAAACTTGAAAGTTTAAAACTAACTGCAGATGCTACTGGGCAGTTTATAGAGCAATCTTTAGGTAGTGCTTTTGAAAGTTCTTTCCAAGGTTTAATTACTGGAACTATGAATGCGCAACAAGCTTTCAAGAGTTTTGCAGCTAGTATTGTTTCAGATATTGCTAAGATTATTGCGCAAGAAGCTAGAAGTGCTATTTTAAGACCTATTATTGGAGCAGCCTTTAATGCTTTAGGAGGTCTGTTCAGTTCTGGTCCTAGTGTTGCCGCAGGTAATTCTACAAGTTTTACCCAAACTATGCAAGGCAGTAATTGGATGACAGCTAAAGTAGCTAATGGTGGAGTTTTCTCTGGAGCTGGAATCTCAGCACACTCTGGCACAATGGTTAATTCTCCTACATTATTTCCCTTTGCAAAAGGTGTTGGTTTAATGGGTGAAGCAGGTCCAGAAGCTATTCTACCTTTAAAAAGAAATTCTCAAGGAAAACTAGGCGTTAGTGTAGATAATACTGGACAGCAAGGCGGCAGTAATATATACTATGTCAACACTACAGTTAATGCTGGGTCAAATGCGTCTCCAGATTCTATAGCTAATAAAGCTTCTGAAGCTATTGTAAGAGCTATAGCTAGACAAGAGATTAACTCTGCAGCTAGACCTGGAAATAGACTTAACCAAGTAACTAAATACGGATAGGGTAATGACTACAGTAGCTATGCCAGTGGTTAATAAAATAACCTTAGATAGTTCTTTAAAGGTGGGATTTAGTCAAATCTCAGCTAAGTTTGGGGATGGTTATGAGCAAATAGCTCCTAACGGTTTAAACAATACAATGGACACTTGGGATATTGTTTGGGGAGCTTTAACTACAGCTGAATTTCAAACTGTCATAGCTGCTTTAAAGTCAGTAGGAACTTGGGGTATTATTACTTGGACTCCTTGTGACGAAACTGTACAGAAGAAGTTTAGAATCTCTGGAGACATTACTCGTACCCGTGAAGGAACTTTCTATAATGTAACTTGCACTATAAGACAGGTATTTGACGTATGACAATAGCTCAAGATGTTTTAAAGAATGAAGTCCCAGCTTTCATTGAGCTATTTGATATTGATTTATCTTCTACTAACGAAGCTAGTCTTGTAAATAGCATTCTAAGATTTACTCCTATGGCGGACGGAACTGACCTTTCTAACTTACATAATGTAATGTTTGGTGGAAATACTTATTACCCATTTCCTATTCAGTTATCTGGCTTATCTTTAAGTTCAGAAGGCGCACCTCCTAGACCTCAGCTTACTATAGCTAATATAGATAAATCTATAGGTGATTTTGTCTTTAAGTACGGTGATATTATAGGAACTACTATAATTTACACTAGAACTTTTGCCCCTTACCTAAATACAGCTAATAAAATTTCATTACCACCTTTAAAATACTTTATAGCTAAGAAACTTAGTCATAATAAAAACCTTTTATCCTTTGAGCTTAGAGATTTTAGAGATAAAGAAAGAGCTATGTTACCTAAAAGGCAGATGTTAAAGAAGGATTTTCCTGGACTTGGGATTAATAAATATGTCAGATAAGATTATACTTAGCGAGCTGCAGTTGCAGCAGATAGAAGATGCTACTCTACAAGCTTATCCTAATGAAATGTGTGGCTTCTTAACAGCTGAGGATTTTATCCCAGTTACTAACATCTCAGATAGACCTCAAGAGTCTTTCAAGATTGATTCAGTTGATTATATAAAATGGTATAAAGAAACTTTAGCTATTGTTCACTCTCATACAAGAGAAACTAGAAAAGCTGAACTATTTGATTTAAGAACTCCAAGTTATGCTGACTATGTAGGTCAAAAGAAAACTGCAAAACCTTGGCTTATTGTTGGATGTGAGGGTATGAGTGTAAGTGACCCTATTCAATTTCCAAGAGTTAGGTCAAATGTTTATATTGGTAGAAGGTTTCAATGGTTTCTAAACGACTGTTATAACTTAGTTCAAGATTTCTATTGGTTTGAGTTAGGTATTGACCTTCCAGAAGCTAAAATAACACCAGACTATGATAAATTAAGAGTTTTTGATGGAATCTTTGATATTTATATAGAAGAATACGGTTTTATTGAAGTTCCTTATGAGGAATTAAAAGAAAATGACTTAGTTCTTTTAGATAATGGAGGTTTCCAAAGTAATCACTTAGGGATTTATACTAAAGGGCAAATACTTCATCAAGGTCTTGTCAGTGTTAGTGTTCCCTTTGAAACTTATATAGGAAGAATTAAAAAGGTACTTAGATATGTCAAAGATTAAAGTTATTGTTATTGGAGCTGATACTGAAAGTTTTGAGTTTCATGCTGATTCTTTAAAAGAAGTTCTATCTCTTATGCAGCTGCAAAAGGGAGAAGAGTTTGTATCTAGTTTAATTAAAGAAGAGCATAAGTTTATTTTAGCTAATGAAAAAGATTATGAAAATATGATAGCTTTAACCCCAGAAGTTATCTTTTCTAGTTTTGAAGGTTTTACTGATTTATATATTATAAAAGAAATTGAAGGGGAAGAACCTATATCTCTAGGAGTATCTGCGGCAGCTGCTTTAGGAGCTACTGGAGCAGCTGCAACCGCTATTGCTTATGCTGTAACTCTTGTAGTTTTAATCGCAGTTAGTATGGCAGTTTCAGCTATTATGTCAGCTATTTCGCCAACACCAGAATTTGGTAAAGACCCTTCATCACAACAACAAGAATCTAACTTATTTAATAGCGCACCTATAGTAAGAAACCAAGGTGGAAGTGTTCCACTTATTTTTGGTAACCCTTATTGTGGGGCAGTACTTATATCATCGGGACTATTTTCAGAAGAGGTAACTGTGTAATGGAAAACCTAGACTTAGATATTTATGGCGAAAAAGGTGGTGGCGGACATACACCCGTAGAAGCTAAAGACACTTTAAAATCAAAACAAACCATGAGATTGCTTTTTGCACTTTCAGAAGGTGAAATTGATTCTGTTAGTGATGTTCTAGTTAATAGTGCTAGTATTTCTAATTATGCAGCTGATGTAGTTACTTGGGAAACAAGAACTGGTACACTAGACCAAGAAATTATAAAAGGTTTTTCTGAAGTTGAAGCTCCTATTGCAGGTTCTGGTACTTTTCCTATTGAGTTAAAATATAACGTAGAAAAGGTTTATACCCTTTTAGGTCAGTATGATGCTGCACGAGTTACTTTATCTATAGATAGACTTATGCAAGTAACTGACCAAGGAGATAGAGTAGGTTATCAAGTTTCTTTAGATATTTATAAGCGTAGAAAATTAGCTAATGGTACTACAGAAAACTGGCAATTAGCAGCTGCCGTTACTAAAAAAGGTAAATGTACAAATATTTATGCTTGGGATGTTAGAGTTGATAAGCCAGCTGGAACTTTATTCGCTGATTCTTGGGAAATTAAAATAGTTAGAACTTCTCTTGATGATGCTGAAGATAAGTTAATGAGTAAAACTTTTCTAGCTAACATCATAACTATTACAGAAAGAACTTTAACTTACCCAAAAACTGCTCTTTTAGGCGTAACTATTTACGATGCTAAAACTTTTGGAACATCTATCCCAGAGTTGAAGTTTAAAGTCAAAGGTATGAAGTTCTTATTACCTTCTAACTATACAGTTTCTGGCAGAAACTATAACGAAAATACTCCTTGGAATGGTTCTTTTAAATCCTACACAGAATATACTGATAACTTAGCTTGGGTAACTTACTGGGTACTTAGAAATGAGGATTGGGGTTTAGGAGTTTCAGCTGCTGATATAGACTTAGGTTCTTTCTATACCTATGCTAAACATTGCGATGAGATGGTTCCAGCGGGTAATATTACCGAACCTAGATATACAGTTCATCTTCAGTGTATTGAAAGAGAGAATGTACCTACTTTCTTAATGAAACTTTTGACTTTAGGTAATGCTAACTTCTCTTCTAATGCGTTTGGGCAGATTAAGATTGTCTGGGATGGGGCAGGGCAAGCTATTACTAAAGTAGTGTCTAATGCTACAGTAGTTGATGGTATGTTTGACTATACTTCTAATGACTTAGAAGGTAGAACTAACTTAGTCAATGTAACTTATGCTAGAGAAGATTTCTTTGGAGATAGTGATACTGTAACTCACTATGAAGACTCTTTAATTACTAGATATGGTTTGCAAACTTCAGATGTTATTCTTTTAGGCTGTAAAAGTGAATACCAAGCTCTAAGAAAAGCTCGTTGGACTTTATATAATAACTGCTATAGCGGGGATTTAGTTACTTTTAAACAACTGTTTCAAGGGGCGCATTACCAAATTGGAGAGCTAGTCTCTGTAATGGATAGTGATAATGTTAGCTCTAATGCTAAACATGGTATTATTAAAAGTTCTTCAGTCTCTGGTGGACAAGTTACAATAGTCTTAGACCGTACAATCACTTTAGCTAATGCAAGTTACTCAGTTGAGTTTATAGGAACTGACGGAACTACATTTAGCTCTAAAACTATCAATCAAAGTAATGGGTCTTTTTCTACTATAACTTTTGTAGGTACTGACTCCCCTTATACTGGAAGTACTATTCTATTTAAGACTGCTGCTTTAACTCCTAGAGTTATTAAAGTTTTAAAGATTGAGAAAGACGATTCTCACGTCTATACTATAACTGGACTTACCCATGATGAAGACAAATACAACTATATTGACTCTACAGGGACTATAGTTAAGCCGTCTACTTCTGGTAGTTATGTAAACTTTGATAACTTCAGCATACCTGCAGTTACTAATTTAGTTATCGACCAAGTTCATGTAGTAAATCGTGGTGTTGAGTTCTCTAAGTTAGACATTTCTTGGGATTGGAGTTCTGGAAGTACTACAAATGACTTTAAAGCTATCTTTGAAGTGAGCTATAGACGAGATGCACAGGACTTTGTACAGTTAAAAGACTTATCTACAACTAACTTTGACATTGAGTACCCACTTCCAGGTGTTTATGAGGTCTATGTTTGGGCAGTTAATCCTTTCTCTGGGATTAAATCTATAGTTACAACTACAATAAACCCTTACAACTATAGAGTTGCAGCTGCTATGTCCTCTTTAGTGCCTCCTACTAGTGTTGTAGTGCCTAATACAGTGGGAGTTGCATTTACTCAACCAGATTTACACCTATCTTGGATGTATAATACTGTAAATGATACTAAAGAAGATGCTTTAAAAGACTATGTAGTTCAAGTTCTTGACACAGCAACTAGAACTGTTAAAGGAACTTATACAGTAGCTCCTAATAAAGACAAAGGCGGTGAGTTTGTATTTAGTTTTTATGAAAACTTTACTATCTTTGGAACTCCGCAAAGAAACTTCATTGTTAAAGTTTATAGTAGAGATATTATAGGGGATTTATCTAACTATGTAGAGGTTAATCCGACTAATATAGTTCCTGTAGTACAAAGTTTTGACATTCTATCTGGTGTTTCTTCTGTATTTGTACATATTACAACAACTCCAGAAGCAGATATAGCTGGTTATCAAGTATTTAGAAGTTTAACAGCTAACTTTACTAAGGACTCTAGTACTCTAGTCTATGACGGACCAGATACTTATATTACTTTGAATGTACCTTCAAGTAGTACTTACTATTATGCAGTTGCAGCTTATGACAGCTTTAGTAGGACTGGACTTAATGTTTCTGGAGAGCAGAATTCAACTCCTTTAAGTGCGGATGCGACTACTTGGACTAAAACTGGACTTCAATTTACAGTTGACTCTGTAGTTACTAATAAACTTAACTGGACTGCTGGGACTGTCATTAGAAATGGCTCAAATACTTATACAATTACAGCAGGAACTACAACTTGGACTTCTGGTTTTGTCTATGTTTATTTTAACCCAGCTGTATCTTTAACTGCTCTACAAGTAACTACTACTTTACTTATTGCCGTAGGAGTTGGTTGCTATCCTATTGCAACTTATACTGGAGGTTCAGCTAGTAATATTAAAGGTGGAGATGGTAATGCTTTCATCTCTGGTTCTCAGATTATAGCTGGAACTGTAGGTGCTTCCGAGATTAAAGCTGGTTCTATTGTTGCAAGTCTTTTAGATACTACAAATGCAGTTATTACTGGAACAGCTCAGATAACTGATGGTATTATTACTAACGCCAAAATTGGCAACTCGATTATGAGTTTAAACTATAATCCAACTACTTATAAAGGGTGGAGTATAGATAAAACTGGTAATATTAATACTTATGGGTCTTTAGGACTTTATGATACTAGTGGAAATGTAATCTTTGCAGGCGGTAACTTTAACTGGAATAACGCTAAAGGTCCTGGAGTTCCTCAAGTAGGAGCTACTAGAAATGTATTCTTAGGTAATTGGTCTAGTGGGTATAGCTATGTAGTTGGTGATATAGTTATGGATGCTCTTGGGTATGGTTGGTCTTGTGTAACCCCGCATACTTCGGGCGGTAGTGCATCAACTCCAGTTTATCCTATAACTTCTAACTCTTACTGGGCATTATATACTATTAAGGGTGGAACTGGTCCTGCAGGTTTAACTACTGCTACGGTTTATATTTATAGAAGACTAGCTGGAGCTAATCCTCCTGCACTGCCAACACAACCAGTAACTTATACTTTTAGTTCTGCAGTTGTTACTGGATTAGATAATAATTGGTCTTATATATTACCTGTTGGTACTGACCCTCTGTATGTTTCAGCTGCTACTGCTTCTGGAGGTGGAAATACTGATACTATTCAAGCTAATGAATGGGCAACTCCAGTTGTGTTAGCTAAGAATGGTACTGATGGAACTCCTGGAACTCCAGGAACTAATGGTATAAACACAGCTACTATCTATTTATACCAGACTACAAGTACTTCTGCAGCTCCTACACCGCCAAATGTAGATTTAACTTATACTTTTTCTAATGGAGCTTTAGTAACTTCTACAGGACTACAACCAGACCCTTGGAAAAGAAGTTTACCAACTACAGGAGCTTATCGCTGGATAACCACAGCTACTGCATTAGGAACTGGAACTACAGACGTAATTACAAGTGCTGAATGGGCGGCTGTAAGTCTATTAGCTAAAGATGGAGCTGCGGCTACTTATGTTATAGTTACTGGTGAACAAGCATTTAAGTTTTTATCTGGGCAATCTACTCCTACAGTTGCAAATATAACTTTAACTGCCGCTTTATTCGGTGGCTTAACTACTTATTCTTGGGAATATTGGTCTGGAGCTACTTGGGTTTCTCTTAGCGGTACTAATACTAACCAAACTTACACTTTAGCCTATAATAATACTGCATTTACAGCTGCTTCTCTAAGAGTTAGATGTGCTTCTGGCGGTACTTTTGACGAAATAACTGTTCTTAAACTATATGATGGGTCTAATGGGGCTAACGGCACTAACGGAGTTAACGGAAGTCCAGGAGCTAACGGAAGTAATGGCTCTAATGGAGCTAATGGCATAAATGCTATTAACGGCTACCTTACTAACGAGAGTTCTACCCTTCCAGCAGATAGTAATGGTACTGTATCTAGTTATGCTGCAGCAGCTGGTAACTTTAAAGTTTTTAGCGGAACTACAGATGTAACTTCCCTTTGTAGTTTTTCAAAATCTGGAGCTACTAGCGGACTTACTTGTACTATTACAGATGCAGGAGCTTATAGCATCTCTGGTACTATGAATGCTGATACTGCTGTATTTACTTTAAGTGCAGTATATAGCGGAGCTACTATAAGTAAAGTTCTTAATATTACTAGAGCTAAGGCTGGTACTAACGGTACAAATGGAACCAATGGTACAAATGGTAATAATGGAGCGCAAGGTCCTGCAGGTCCAGCTGGGGCAGGCACTAACTATACAGGAACTAGTGACCCAACTACTTCTAACCCCTCAGCTGCTATTAATGGTGATAGTTACTTTCAAACAACTACTCAGTTGATGTGGGTTAAAATTGCTGGAACTTGGAAGAAGGTAGTTCCTCAGATTACTAACGGAAACATAAGTACATTTATATCTAGTGCTGCTATTGGGCAAACTCAAATTGGCAGCGCAGCTATTGGAACTGCTCAGATTATTGATGCTAATGTTAGTACTTTGAAGATTCAAGGTAATGCTGTTACTGTGCCTAGTACTGCTTTTACTACAACTTCTGTGACTAATACTACAGCATACACTGGTACTACTTGGAGTCCAGCTATACAATCCCTAACTTATGTTAATGATTTACCAAATGCGTTATCTGTCAATGTAACTTTTGGGTTCTCTATCAGATTTATAGGTCCTACTACTAGATATGATAACTTTTTACAAGTATCCCTACAGCAAGTAATTGCAGGAACTACAACTATACCGTATAATGCTACTTGGGCTTACAGCGGGTTTCAAGTTAATGGCGGAGGAGGGCAGATGAGCTACCAACCAGCTCCAGGTAGCGCAACTTTAACTTTACAAATACCTGCAAATAGTACTTGCGTATTTAACATGAAACACCAAAAACCTAGCGGATGTACGCTAATTTATTCAAATGCCTTTATTACTGTAGTAGGATGTAAACGATGAATGCTATCATTTATAACATTGATGGGAAAATACTTAGAGTTCTGAATATGCCAGAAGAGCTGATAACTAGTAATGTAGGTATAGATGAGTATTTTATAGAAGGAGAAGCTGACGATAGTACTCAGTTTATAGAGAATGGAGAAATTAAATTTATTCCAGATAGACCAAACCAATATAGTGAGTTCAACTGGACTACTAAACAATGGGAAGACCCTCCAACTATTCTTGACACTGCAAAGACTGACTACAAAGATGAGGTTAATAGGCTTTCTGGAGCTAAGATATTATCTGTATATCCAACTTACCGTCAGATAAACTACAATAGAGAGCCAACAGCTCCAGCTACTATAGAAATGAATCTCTGGATAGATAATATACGAGCTGAAAGTAATATAGCTACTTCAGCTATAGATTCAGCTACTGATTTAGCAACTATAGAGGGTATTGTAGATGGATTTATAGCTTATTTAGCTAGTTTGTAAGGTTTATGCGTCAAGTTTCTGGCTAATGTCGGATTCTTGGCGCAAAATTACCTTAAATATGTCTTGAAATTGTAACAAAACAAGAGTAAACTAACTAGAAATAGCAATTTAACTTTATAATTAACCTCGTTTAGTTATAAACTTAACTTGCTGATAAAGGTTTTGAGTAGCTATTACTCAGAAATGACACTGCATTACAGTGGGAAGAACTAGGAGATTGACTATGGCAGTCGATTCTACAAGTACAAGTTCAGGTATTGACTTGAACAATCTCTTTCAATCAGCAATTACAGGTGGTAATATGGGTAACATCTTCGGTGGCGGTAATGATGGTAGTGGCGGCTTTGTAATGGGAGCTTTATTAGGTAGATTACTATTTAATCCTAATGGTAATGACCTAAATGGTAATGGCAGCCAAAATGCTGCTATTGATGCCGCAGTTGCAGCTGCTCTAGCTAATGCTAATCAAGCTAATAACAATGCTATGCTACTCTTGAAAGACATTCAAGATAGTTCTCAAGAAGTTATCTCAACTATCAATGCTTCAGAAAATGCTATTAACTCTACAGTTAATGCTACCGCGCAGACTGCTTTAGTACAACAACTACAAGCTCAGATTGCAAACCTCCAAGGACAAGGCGAGATTAAGGCTTCAGTAGCAACTTCTACTGGAACTATTGTCAACGAGTTGCATGAATCTACTCAGCAAATTGGCAATCAGTTAGATGGTATTACTGTATCTATGCTTAATGGGTTTAATAACGTAACTAGAGAAATTACTAATGATGGTGATAAAACTAGAGCGTTGATTACAGCTAATATGGTTACTGACTTGAACAATCAGATTGCAGACTTGAGAACTCAACGTCATGTAGCTGATAGTGGAGTTAATGTTACTAATAACATCAATCAAAACCAACTTCAACAACAGCAACAACAACAGTTAGGGTATGTAGTTAATGCTCTAAATGGAGTTGTTAGTGAGTTACAGAGAAACACGCAATCTGTGGTTAATCTTGGAACTATGTCGGGGTCAGCAGGTTCTCAAACAGCTAATAACACTAGAGTTAATGGCTGAAATCGGTATGGTCTGGTTAGTTTAGGTTCTAAATCGAGGTAAAGATGAGTTCTTCAATAGATGAGTTACAAAAACGGATAGCAGAACTGCAAGTAGCGGGAGGTTTAGTCCCTAAACAGCCAGTTCCAGCTGTAAATGACAGTCCTAGTGACATAAAAAGTTTAATTAGGGATGTTATTCGTGAAGAAATGAGCTTATTGAAGGACTCAACTCTAGTTAAGCCCGAACCTCCTGTAGTTCCAGCGCGAGAATTAACTATGTTGGAAGCTATAGGTCAGTGTTTAACCCCAGAAGAGCAAGTTTGGCTCTCTAAACCAGATATTCTACAACAAGTTGACAAGAAATTAGCAACTTATTTCCAGACGGAGGAAGGAAAGTCAGCTGTAAAGACTTTCTTCACCTACTTTCGAGGGTTCTATGAAAATTAAACATACAGTTGAAGCTACTGCGAAGGAGGTTAATGACCTTTTCGACATTAGTATGAAGGCTTGCCTAGCTAGTTATAGTACAGTTGAAGAGCAAGCAGTTGCTATCTCAGCTGCTAAGGTTGAGTTTGAAAAGTTACTTAACTGCTACGCGGATGTGGCACTGCAGTTAGGTAAGAAGTTGGGTAAAGTTAGTGCTGATTCAGAAGATGATGAGATGTATGCGGCTATGGAAACTCCTGTAGCTTAACTTCAACTTAGTCCTCTTTCGGGTATGTATTAGAAGTTAGTATATAGCTGAAAGGGGATTCTTAACTAGAGCGGAGTTTATATAAACTTTCTAAAGTATCTGGAACTGTGCTGAAAGTCTTAGTTAGAGGTTCAAGTGTAGCTGGAGTTACTAGCTGATATGGTAAGTTATATAAGTTTATAGGTGGGAAGTGTGGCTCTGCCCAATTCAAAAACCTACTCTCCTTCAATCCCCCAAACTCCCTGCCAAGTCTAACTATATCATCATGTTTAAGTACAGCTTCTTTATCTACTCTAATGTCTAACTTACTCATCTATATACACCTCAAAA